GGCCTTTATCAACGCTTCCTCCACCTGCTGCTCTAACCGCATCAGCCGTGAAAACGAACTCATTCTTACTTAATCGAGCAGGCACATCGTCTGCTTTCTCTTCTCTACCGATTGGAACAAAACCACCACCTCTAAGATCCATCTCATTACCACCTAAATCCATCATACCACCTTCTGCAGCTGATTGTCTATAATCTTCTGGGACTACAAACCTAAAATCATCAAATTCAGCTAATAACTCTGGTAGACCAGATTCGTCTTTTCTAACTCTTGCAATGGCAGCATCTAAGTCTTCGTCGCCTTCTTCTTTTTTAGCTAATACACCTGCGAGAACAGATGGAGCAGTAATTAAAGCTAAATCTCTAAATAAACTAGATTTTGCAGCATCTTTAGTAATATTTTTAGCTGTTTCACCACCTAATGATTGAATTAATTTTGTAATACCGCTTGTTTCTCCTGTAAAAGGACTGACACCACCTGGTAACAATGTTTTAAATGCTGCCATACGTTTTTGATCAGCTAATAAACGCATAAAACTTCCTGCCGGAGCATTCGCTCCACCAAGTCGAGTTGCTGCTGCAGGTGCATAGTAGAGCGCAGCCGCAGCTAAAGCTGCTTTACCTAAAGGACTTTTAGCAACTTTTTTAACTGCACGAGCTGCTTTTTTAGCAACTTTCTTAGCTCCTCTTACAAGTTTTCCTGCAAAATATCCTTGTCTTGGAACAATACCACCATCTTCTAATTTAAATCTTTCTGGTAGTAAGAATCTAAACTCATCAGCATCAGCTAATACTTTTTCTATACCTGTTTTTTCAGGTTCCGTGGTCGCTGGTTCAGGAACTAATTTTTGTCTAAAAAGTGTTGGTGTATCATCACCATCATTATCTTTTATGATGTCATCAATAGTTTTGTATCCCATACCTCTTAACATATCTAATCCAGCATCAGATAATAAAAATTCATCTGAATATTTCTCATCCTCTTCACCGGGACCTATTACTCCTTCATCTCTTAAAAATTGTGTTCTTTTTGCTAAATTTTTTTTATCAGTTCCAAATAAATTTCTAAAACCTCTATCTAAAACTTTAGCTGTTGCTACAAAAGGAGATGAGAATCTAAAAGTATCTGTTTGACCTGAAGGTGTAATTGAAACTCTACGAAGATTTTTTGCTCCTACATTAGCAATATTAGGAAAAACATCTTGTGTTCTAACTCCTTCATTACCACCACCATCACCGGATGGATCAGTGCTTCCTCTAGTGTCTGGACCAGATGTACTAGTACTAAATCCTGACGGACCAACAGTGTCAATACTTCCTGTAAAGCCTGGTCCAAAGTCAACAAAGCTTGGAATACCCATAGCTGTCATGATACCAGAACCACCAGCGGCTCTTAACATGTCTGCTTCTTTTGGATTAATGTATGCAAGAAACTCACCTGGAGGTGCATTTTCTTTTGCATCTTTTAATGTAGGCATACCACCTTTCTTAAGACCAAATCTTGTTTGAAAAAGTTCATACTCAGTTGGTGGACCCATATCTTTAGGGATAAAACTTGTATCTCTTCTTTGACCCATTAGTTCTGGGTATGCTAAAGATAAAGTATATTGATCTATGTCACTTAATTGATCAAAAGGATCAAAACTTGTTGCCTGCAAAGGAGTTAGTTTTGTAAGTCTACTTATTAAGTCTTGATCTGTTTCAATAGCTTTTGGCATTGATGTTATTGGTCCCATACCAGGAGAGGCTCCTGCTGCCATAATATACTCTTCAACTATTCTTTGGTTTTCTGCTACTATTCGATCACGTTCCCTCTCTCGCTCTGATTTCGTATCAGGAATAAAATTATTTACATTTACCGCACTTCCCGTTTGTCCACTTCTTCCTGCAATGGCTCTAACTAAATTTTGTCTATTTGCTAATTCCATCATTGGATTTCTTGACATTGATGGTGCAAATTGAGTTTTAATTTGTGGATCAGAAAAACCATATTTTTGATATAAATCTCTTAACCCACCAGGCTTTCTCATCGCTTGATTAATTTCTCTATTGGCTTCGTTTACTGCTATGTTTTGTGCAAGTGACTGTTGCATTCTAGGGTCCACCATACTAACCCCACCCTGCTGAAGTAATTGTCTTGCTATTTGTGATCTAGTTATTGCCATAGGTAAAAATACTATATTTATTGCTCCTTTACAACTTAGAATCACCGCCCAAAGGCAATGCTTCTACTGTTATTTTAACATCTCTTCTTAGATGTTCTGATTTAGTGTCTGTATTTGGGTCGTTTACATCGGCCATAGCCTCTGCATCAGACATATATTCTTTACCTGTTACGGTATTGGTAAGAGTTACCTCACTCTGAGGCGTAATAATAGGCACTCTTTTACCGTTAATTTCTTCGTATCTTAGTGATGCTTCTTGTTCAATAAATGGCATTATGTCCTCGTTATTTGTAATACTGAAGCTGTCATCTTTATAACACCAGTAGTTGCAGCTTGCATCTTTAGTATATCACCTTCTTCTAAAATTAAAATGTTATTAAAGGTCAACATATCCGCACTATCACTAGCATTTACAACGTTTGTGCTAAACTCAAAATCAGTGCTAGCAGAGCTATCTCTAACTTTTGTTGTAACCGTTAGAGCAGATCCATGAGTATTAAATAACCTTATAGTTTTAATAATAGATGTAGTAGCTGTAGGTGACGTATACATACTTACATCAGACCCAGCTGAACTAATTGTTTGATGCAACAATCGTGGTTGTTCCATCAGGGTTTATTTGATCAGTTCCTATTTCATGTTCAAATAAAGTAGTTTGTCCTAATCCTGATACACCAACTATTGTAGGAAAAGTACCTTCTGCAGTAGAATCAAATTTAGTTCCAAAAGGTTTTGGATATATTGTTCCGTCTATCCAACTTGTTCTAGCTTCCGTTCCAATATACCAGATAGGAAGTTGTGGGCCACTTTCACCATAATTATAAACTACATACTGATCATTATAAGTTGATGAAGTAGTAGGATAGTACCAAGTTACTTCACCAAAAAGATTATTTAGTCCAGCATTTACTTGTTGACCTTTTGTAATATCTAATTGATCAAACACATAATCTTCAACAGAACACGTTAACGTTTTAACTGTACCATCGTATAAAAAGAAACCATTAGGACTCATCCAATACGCAACACCATCTACTTCAACTGCAGCATTCTTACCTATAAGTCCACAGTTTGTACCCACCTGTTCAAAACCAAATGTAAAAGGAGCACCAACAAATTTCATAGTGTACAAAGCGTTATCAGTCCAAATCAAGATAGTTTCTTTGGCTTTTAAAGATCCAATAATTCTACTACCATCTTGCAGTCTTTGTGTTCCTGCAGCGTTAGTCACAGAAGGTGTATAACTATTTATATCTTCTTGGTCAGAAAATCTTATAAACATATCATCTTGCGTTGTAGGATCACCTATTGTTGTTTCTGTCCCAAGATGAATTAAGTGTCTTGTTGTTGGTGATATTAAACTAGCTCTTGTTGCAGTTGGATTATTTCCTGTTGCAAAACCAGAAGTGGTTGTTGCAGCTCTTGTTGTTAAAGGCAATGTGCCTCCTGCATCCCAAGTAAATGTTTTACCATTAGCAATAGTTGCTACTAAAACTTGTCCAAAATTATCTAATGACCAAAGCCCTGGTTCTAATTGTACTGTTGATGCAACTGTAGCTTCACCCCAATCAGAAAAGTTTGTAGCATCTGTTACAGCTGTTCCGTCTGAGTGAGCAGCTTTGCTTGTTCCATTTACCTCTCTTACAATAGATTGTAAGTTAGCACCTGCAATAGATGCATAAGATATTAATTCTTCCTCTACTAAAATTCTACCTGCAGAGCTAAAGTTTGTTGTTGAAGCTAATGTAATATTTGTTCCAGATCCACCTGTACCATTTGTATCATTTAATAGTGCACCATTTAAAGTTGATGTTGCAGCGCCAGCAACAGATCCTTGCCACTCAGATATACCCCAACCATAACCATAAGATTGTGCAGCTGGACCGATTCTAACATAAGGTGCAATATCTATGCTACCACCAGGACCAGCGTTTGCCGGTGTGCCTGATGTTGTAACTGTAACTTGAAACTGTGTAGCGTTTAGGACATTTGTAACTTGAAATTTTTTACCATCAAAATCAGATGTAGAATAACCACTACTGCCCGGTAACGTAGTGTCATCTAAAAATACAATATCACCAGGTTCTAGACCATGAGCAGTGCTAGTCGTAATTGTTACTAAACTTGATCCTGAAAATGTTTGTATGGTTGCATTTAATATTTGAGTATCTAATGGTGTAATATCATAGAGTTGACCCTCAAAATATAATAATAAAAGTTTATCTGTTCCAATGGCCACGTACCGGTTTCCATCTAAATCTACAAACGGAAACATTTTTCTAGCTACACCTACGATAGTGTCTGTAACTAAAGAAGACCAACCACCTACTTTTTCTGGTAACTGATACCTAAATCTGACATTATCACAATCGACCCAACGTCCTTCCGCTCCGACAGTTGTATTTTGTTTATCTATTCCGGGTAAAAATTTAACTCGTGTAAGAGGCATAATCCATCCTCCTATGCCGTGTTTGTCTTGAAAGCCCAGCCACGAGTTGCATCAACATATACTAAAGTTATGGCTTGACCATTTGTTGACAAAATTAAGTTAGCGCCAGATCCATTTATGTTGTGACCGTTTCTAGCAATCGTTAAATTATTAGATTGAAAAGTTCCTCGCGCATCTACTATTGTTAATTCATCTCCAGTCGCAGCTGACGTAGGTAATGTAATTGAAATACCTGCAGTTGTAGTGTTTGTTAAAAGTTGATCACCAGCAACAGCTGTATACGAAGTTACAGAGGCTGAGTTTATAGTTCCATAACCTTTTGATAATAAACCTAACTTCATGTTTGTGCCATCTGATACAACCGCAACAGATGCACCTATCGGTATAGGAACACTAGTCCCACTAGCTGTTTGTACTGATAGAGAAAATAATGTAGTTGAAT